CTAGACGCCCGCCGACTGCGCTTTCGGCTTTTCGTTGATCACGCCATCACCTGGCGTAACGGCAATCTGCGGCGCGTCGCACACCGCCACCATATCCACGCCGCCGAAGCTGAATGCCATGGCGCAATCGCTGATGCGCTTGACCTTGTAACCGGCTTCGACCAGCTCGTCCGACGTGGTCGTGAAAATGCGCTGCCCGTTCTGTGACATGGTGAGGCTGTAGATCTCCCGCCCATGAACCCCCACGCGCCCCATGACGTGGATGCCAAGACCCGCGAAGGGGCCCGCTGCACTTTGTGCCTGGCGGCCGCCCTCCGCGCCCTTCCCTCCGGCCCTCTCGCCGTGCTCATCCTTGCGCGCGGCTTCGGGCCTGCGGTCAGGGCGCGCGATATCCGGCGCAGACGCCCCATCACCGAGAGCCTTTGACCTGGCGACCACTGCATCATGCTTTGGAGGCTTCATCGGATTCAGATCCTTACCGCTCGCCAAGATGCCAACGAACAGCACAACGCAGATCGCCAGGCCGATAAAGGGCCACCGCTTCCACAACGGCACGATATCATTCGCGGCCAACTCTTGACCGGCCTGCGATGACTTCGTGTGTGAGCGATAGAACTTGAAGTATTTCTTGTCGTACTTACGCACGCCGGTATTCACGCAGTCCCCGCGCACACCGTCGAACACCTTGCGGATATAGCCATTGTTCGAGCCGAAGGCCGTGGCCTTGCGCACGCGATAACAGACCTGTACCAGGTCGATGATATCCCGATGCACTTTGCCGTAGCTCTGGGTGATCAGCAGCACGTCCGCAAACTCGTGGCGATGCATGGAATACCACTCCCGCACCTTCCGCAGCGCTTTGCCCGCAGGCAGGCACATATGGCACTCGTCGATGACGTACAACGGCCCTGAGCCGCTTTCCGGATGCCGCCAAGCATCGCCATAGCAATCCGCCGTGGAGAAAGCGCGACGGAACACCTCACCATCATCGTCCTCAGGATCATCCAGCAGACCGCCAGAACGCGCGGCAGCCTTGCCCTTCGCCTCGCTACGAATCTCCAGCAACGCCCGCTGCTCAGGCGGAAACGCATCTAGCACCAACGGAAGATTCGTAATGACCTTGCGCCCCTGATTCAGCGCGGGCAGCACGTGGTAGGCCACCGCCTCATACGACTTGCCGCCACCGGGCGCGCCGAGTAGCAGATTGATCATGGCATTGCCCCGTCGGCCGCTTCCAGCAACGCATCAATACGCGCGGCAACGGAATCCTCCTTTTCTTGCAGCCGCTCTAAACGCGATTCCAGTTGCTCCCGAATCTCAGTCACCGCCGGATCATCGCCGCCATACATCTCCAACTGAAACTCAATGGTCTCTTTGCGCCGCTCAATTTCCTGCGCAAACGCCACCAGTTCCTCCAAACCGTATTCCTGATCCATGGTTCAACCCCCGCCCTAGTCGTAGTTGGCAATATCGTTGGCCTGCTCTTCCAGCCGCTCAATACGCGTCTGGACGATGCCCAACTGGACCTCATACCGATGCGCCCGCTCCAAAGCTTTGTTGAACTTTTCTTCGATCTGATCCGCAAGCTCATGCAGATCAGCCAAGCTAAATGACGACATGACTAGCTCCCGAGACGCGTGAATGGCACCAGTTGCAACAGGAGCTTGATCGCGATGGCGCCGAGGATGATCGCCAAGCCCTCCCCTACCCGCATCAGGCCGATCATGTTGACCAGGTCAGCCGGCGCGGCATTGATGTACTGCGCAGGATTCAAAGCTGCGAATGCATCCGTGCCCGGCAAGCCATTCAGAAGCGTTTGCGTAAGCTTCAAGAAGGACTCAAATACCCAGCACACCAAGTCAGTCCCGAACAGCCACGCGGCAGCGAACACAGCCACAGCCAGCGAGCCGAACCACGTCGCAAGGCCGACCACTTTGGCAATGATCGCGGTGAAAAATGCACCCATGATTGGCCTCCGTCAGAAAAGAATCTTGCGAGCCGTGAAAGCCGCCGTGGCAAGGATCACCAGGCCGAGCGCCTGAAAAATCCAGCACGGCACCGATAGATCACCAGAACCAAAATTCCCCGCAGCGCCCAGGTTGAACGACATGTGCCAGACCGGACACGACCCGGCACCGAAGTTCGGGAACATCGATTTGATCCCGTTGTAGAAATCAGTGTTGGTAATGTCCGGCTTGGAGTCGTTCCACACGCCCGAAATACCGTTCGGATACTTCTGCGTGTAGAGCTTCGGAATGTCACCGAACGGGACATCGTTGAAGTTGTCACTCTGCTCTGGATTCTTCGGCTGACCCGTTGTCGGATCGATCACCGGATTGCCATTGGCATCGATTTCCTGCCTGGCAAGCTGCACGTCCGCCGTCTTAGCCGGCGCACTGGGCGATGGCGTCACATACGCCACGTCCTGATAGCGTTTACCGCTCACAGGGTCGATGTACGGGTCACCGAGCGGAACCTTCTGAGCAGCCGGGTTCACCGTGGGCATAACAGGGAGCGAGACACTGTCGATCAGCGCATTAAGCACCGAATCCGGCAGCACACCAGCAGCCGGAGACATCCAATCCGAATCAACCGCCGGAACCGGATCACCAGTCGGCGCGACATAAGGCGACTGCCGCAAGATGGGGGAGATATTGAACAACGCACCGTCAGATACCCGTCGACACTTACCAATGGCCTGCGTACTCGTCTGCAATGTGATCGCATACAACACGAAACCAGACGCGCCGCAGCTTGTCGGCATATTGCCCGCCATCGCCTGTTCCGCCGTACAGCCATACGACCCACCACACGCTGTACCCGGGTCACCCTTCCATCCAGTACTCGACCAAACCACGTCAGAGCCCGCAGGCGGCACCGGCGCCGTGCGATGACACCAAGAGCCATCGACACACTTTTCGATGCCATAGGAGACCAGCCACGCAAGCACCGCAGCCGTCCCCAAGCCGGGCGTCGCCCGCAAAGCGCCGACGGCAACCTGACCGGCATTCGAAGCCAAGCGCCAAGTCGCCGGCACCGTCACCAGCTTGCCCGATACCTGCGTTGTGAGACCGCTATTGAAGGCCGCACCAGAGAAGGTAATACCCGGTCCCATGGCCTGAAACGCCGACCCAGCAGCCGACACACCAGTCGGCAACGACAGAGGTACAGCAGACGCACGCGCCATCCCCTGCGCCATGAAAAACAGCGCCACAAAGAGCGCTGCCAGTAAGCCCATTCCTACGTGTTTTCTCATGATGCCCGCCCCCGGAATGCCATGATGAAACAGAGGGCACTGACGCCGCCGAGCATTGCGATCAGCATATAGAACAGCGCCACCAGTGCCCCTGTCATGAAGCGCCCCTTAGGCCTTCGACACGCCGCGCTTCGCCAGGCTGATGCCCTTGAAAGCCAGCGCGATACCCACCACCAGCACGCCGGTTGCACCGACGAACGTGGCAACGGTGGTCAGATCGACAGCAGCGAAAATTTCGGTCATTTTGAAGCTCCCTGAAAAGCCGGGAAACGGCCCGGCAACCGTTTGGGCAGATGCCCTACACCTTGCGAATAACGTCCACGGCGACACCCACCGCGAACCCCAACGACCATGCCAACAGCACCGCGCCGAAACCCCACTTGAAGGCGTAGAGGATGTCAGCGGCATTGATGCCGATGGCAGCAAGCTGTTCCGCCGTACAGCAGGTTTCAGCCATGGCGTCACTGCACCGCGCGCAGCGTGTTGGTGTACTTCACCCACACGCCCTTATTGCCGTTGATACGCTGGCGGAAGCCGCGCACGTCCACCATCACATTCACCACGTCGCCCTTCTGTCCGAGACGCTTGTCCGAGTACACGTGCACGAACGAAGGCGACGAGTACTCATCCGGCGCAGGCATCGCGATGGCCGTGTCGTAACCGCCGTTTTCCAGCGCCGTCGATTCCTCGACGCGACCGACGACGAGCGCCTGATTTGCACCAACCTTCATTGCTTCACTCATGATGTGACCCCTTCGAAATAGCCAGATGGAAAGAACGCGCCGTCCTTAAGAACGAAGGGCACCATGCGTTTGGGTGCACCCTCACGACGCAACGCAGAAACGATTTGCTCAGCAGTCCACTTGGCCCGCACAAGCTGATTAATGAAGCGACCGTAGGACTCGCGCCCATGCTCCACAAGCTTTGCCGCCACGATGGCCGCGCCCTTAGCCATCGTCTTGACCAGGCGCGGGACGGAAGCCAAGACAGTGGAGAAAAAAGGGGCCGCACCGACGAAATAGGCATCGGTGTCCGTGATAGCGTCATACGGAATGACGCGATCGCGGTTGCCCCATTGAACTTCGAGCCGCAGCCACGGCGAATCCGGATCGCCAAGCTGCTTGCCCTTTTCGTAGCAGCGAATCAGCTTGCCGTTTTTGGCCTTGCCGATATACAGCGTGCGGCCCCTGCCCTGATGCTCAAGCCAGTCGCCCGCCTGGTCATACGAAGGCCGCGCACTCTGGCGCTGAAACAGGCCGTCCTGATATGCGTGCCAGCAGTCCATAACGCCGAGCGATTCCGTGTCGAAGCAGATATCGAGACGCGTGATAGTGGCCTTGATCGACTGCAGCACCACGCGCAAGTTTTCCCGCTCGTACTTGTCGACGTTCAGGCCCAGTGCATTGCAGCCGGTGCCGCTGATCTGCAGGAAACCCATATTGGCCTGCTTGTCGTGACCGCCCCACGCCAGCACCGCAACCCGCTCCCACTTGCCGGCGACGCAGTACAGCACGTCCTCTGACTCTGCGAAGCCGAACAGCCCTTTGCCCTGGCGACGCTCGTAGCAGAATTTGCGCTCGACGCCCTGCCCTTCACACCCGAAGATCGAATCACGCACCCATTCGATTTCATTTTCCGGGCCGGTCAGTTCCCAAGAGGCATGCAGCCAATCGAGTTTGGTCTTAACACCGTCGAGACCATCGGCAAGATCAAGTTCCCCCCGTGTTACAGGACGGGGGGACGAGCCTTCGGCAGATTCGAGGCCCAACGACGCGCCCACGACCGAGGCCAACGACTGACCACCGGCTACGCCGAGGATTTCGCCCGTTTCGAGATCGACGCGCATGGCCATTACAGGACTCCCTTTGAAGCGCCAGCACGGCGCGCGACTTCACACAGCCAGGCAGCAAGCGCAGCCGGCGTGTGCTCCCGCTCGGCCTTTGTTACGGACGGCTTGCGCGGATAGGATTTGGTGGGACGGATGCAGTGCGTCGGCTCGTCCAGGCGCAACGGCATCTCAGGGAGGTTCGCCGGCTCACAGCCGACGATGTAGAGGAAGGTGGCCTTCTCTGCGCGGTGGCCGAACTCGTGCTGGTGGATGCCGAGCGTCCAGCCGCCGAACGCGTCGCGCTTGCCCAGTGCAGGCAAGCCAGCAGCCGGCCAGAGCGACGAGCTTTCCGGGTGCTCCAGCACGCCGCCGAATCGACGCACCTGGTCAACGGCCCACAGCGCCATCGCCTTCTCAGCCTCGCTAGCCTGCGAGAACTGACGCATGCGGCCCCAGCCTCGACACGGCGGATGCGCCACGACCGGCGAACCGCCCGGCCAATTCAGCGCATCGCGCTCGAAGTCCCATACGTCGCAGCCAGGCAGAACCTTGTAGTTACTGTCGGCGCGGGCAAAGAGAACGGCAATCGTGGAAGCCATCACCATGCCCCCATCAAGCCATCAAGCTGGATCAGCCAGTAAGCGAGCAAGTGATCCACAGCATCACCAGCGCCGCGCAGCGTCAGGCAGCTATCGAGGCTTTCGCGCAGCATTTCGGATTCGTCGCGAGTCAGCACCATCACGCCACCTCGCCAGCAGCGCGACGACGCAGGCGCCAACACTCAGCCTGGAGGCGCAGAACCTGTTCAGCACGCTTGGCATCGAGCTTTTCCGCAAGGCGGTCTGCGACGTGCGTCCAGACCTTGGAAGTCAACGAGTAGACCGCGCCCCCGACGAAGGCCCCCGCCAGCGGCGCAGACATGCCCAAAAGCAGCAAATCCGCCACGTAGTCCCACTGAACAGCAGCCATCGTTTACCCCTCGTGGTTTACCGACTATGATTCGAAACATCACGGTAAGTGAAGATCACGCACCGAGATTAGTTCACGTATCGTGATTTTTGCAAGTACTACTTTCGAGGGGTAGGCATGCGGATAGAGAAATATCTGGACGCACTGATGGAGGCTCAAGGCCTCCGAACAGACAAGCAAGTTGCGGAAGCCCTTGGCGTTCGTCCGAACACCGTCAGTCAGTGGCGAAACGGCACACGCACGGTCGAAAATGAGATGTGCCTGCGTATCGCCCAGGCGCTGGAAATGGACGACCCGATGCAGGTCATCATGGCCGCCGATATGGACCGCGCGGAACGCGCCGGTCAGCGGTCGCTATGGGAAGTTTTTTCCCGGAGGATGGTGCAAGGAGCGGCCCCCGCCACCCTCGCCGTACTGGTCGCTAGTGTCACAAATTTTGTGACACCAACTCCCGCGCAAGCCGCGCCAGCATTGGATTCCAGCGGTAAAACAGTACGTCTTATGTTAAATCAAAGATCATACGGATAAGCACATCCGACAGCTTGACCGCTGGGTGCCCGGACACAGCCGCGCTGTAACGCTCTGCTCCTGAAGGGTTTATGCTGATTGAGCATAACGAGGAACGAGGCAGCACAAATCCATGAAATCTCCGCATTGGCTGTGGTGCCAGTGCGGCCGGTTCCATAGACTGCTTCCCAGCATTGCCTCTACGCAAGGAGCGTAACCATGACCGCCGGACTCTTCAGAATCGAACATGATCTCCTGGGGGACCGCGAGGTTCCTGTCCAGGCCTACTACGGTGTACACACCCTGCGCGCGGTCGAAAATTTTCCGATCACGGGTACGCCGATATCCATCTACCCGGAACTGATCAAGGCACTGGCCGCAATCAAGCAGGCCGCTGCGCAGGCCAACCATGAGCTGTGCCTGCTCGACACGGCCCGTTGCGATGCCATTGTCGGTGCCTGCCAGGAGCTGATTGGCGGAAAGCTGCATGACCAGTTCGTCGTCGATGTGATTCAGGGCGGCGCCGGCACCTCGACCAACATGAACGCCAACGAGGTCATCGCCAACCGCGCCCTCGAACTGCTCGGATACCAGCGTGGCGAGTACCAGCACCTGCATCCGAACGAACACGTCAACATCGGGCAGAGCACGAACGATGTCTACCCCAGCGCGCTCAAGGTCGCTACGTGGTTCGGCATCATCGGACTCGTGGACGCCATGGCGGTGCTGCGGCGTGCCTTCGAAGCCAAGGCCGACGAGTTCGCTCACATCATCAAGATGGGCCGAACCCAGCTGCAGGACGCCGTGCCGATGACGCTGGGCCAGGAATTCAGCACCTACGCCGTGATGCTCGGAGAGGACGAGGCGCGCCTGCGCGAAGCCGCCATGCTGATTTGCGAGATCAACCTGGGCGCGACGGCGATCGGCACGGGCATCACCGCACATCCTTCGTATGCCCCGGTGGTGCTGCGGCGCCTGCGCGAGATCACGGGCATCCCTCTGGAAACCGCGCCCAATCTCATTGAAGCGACACAGGACTGCGGCGCTTTCGTGCAGCTCTCGGGCGTGCTGAAGCGCGTTGCCGTGAAGCTTTCAAAGACGTGCAACGACCTGCGGCTGCTGTCGAGCGGTCCGCGTGCGGGGCTGGGCGAGATCAACCTGCCGCCGATGCAGGCCGGCTCCAGCATCATGCCCGGCAAGGTAAATCCCGTGATCCCCGAAGTCGTGAATCAAATCGCCTTCGAGGTCATCGGCAATGACATCACGGTCAGCTTTGCGGCAGAGGCCGGCCAGCTTCAGCTTAATGCGTTCGAGCCGATCATCGCGCACAGCCTGTTCAAGAGCATCAGCCATCTGCGCAACGGCTGCCTGACCCTTGCCGAGCGCTGTGTCAAAGGCATCACCGCAAATGCAGACCGGCTGCGCGCCACGGTCGAGAACTCGATCGGCGTCGTGACGGCGCTCAACCCGTACATCGGCTATGCGAATGCTACGGCCGTTGCCCAGGAGGCCCATGCCACGGGCGGCAGCGTGTATGAGATCGTCTTGCGCAAGGGCTTGCTGTCGAAGGAAGAACTTGACCGCATCCTGCGGCCCGAGACGCTGACGCAACCGGTGCCGCTGGACTTGCACGGAAAAATGCATTGA